AAGGTGAAACTTCAATACAAAACTGTCCTGATCTTATGTCTTTGAAGGACAAAATTGCTTGGATGAAATCCCAATATGAACAACGATTCCCGGATATTTATAAAAAACTTCTGGAATCGGCAACTGTTAAAAAAGGATCTTTTGCATGAATTTGTATGAATTAACCCAAGATTTTGAAAAAACTCTACACGAAAGTGTAGATGAGAATGGCGAGATTAATGAAAAAGCTATTTCTCTTTTGGATGAAAAAAATAATCTAATCCAAAACAAATGTATCGGAATTTCTAAATATATTAAGAATTTGGAAAGTGAATATAAGGCAGTCCATGAGGCACGAAATGCTATGCAAGATAGATTAAAGGCGCTCGATAATCGGATTAATAACTTCGAGAAATATTTGCTAGAAGGCATGGAGCGTTGCGGAATATCGGAAATTAAATGCCCCCAATTTGTCATTAAAGTTAAGAAAAATCCAGTTTCAGTGGATGTCTTTAACGAAGTACTTTTGCCAGAAAAGTTTTTAAGAAGGATAGAAGAAATACGGATTGATAAGAAATTAATTCGTGATGCAATTGTTGAAGGTGAATGTGTTCCTGGTGCTTGCCTTCGTCAAAATACAAGGCTTGAAATAAAATGATATTTATTTTTATTGTCTGGACCTTACTTGTTGGATCAATATTTTTTGCTGTGAATAAATTTAATTTATAAAAGGAATTATTATGTACAAATTCAAATCATATAAAGATGAAGAATTAGAAGCATTACAAAACAGTGATTTATTACCAAAAGGAGAATATGAATTTTCGGTGCTAGAAATAGCTGAAAAGTTTTCCAAGGCCGGTAATGAAATGTTAGAGGTTAAGCTACATTTATCTTCTGGGAATGAAACCAGAACAATTCGTGACTGGATTGTCATGATGGATTCCATGGCTTTTAAATTTAAGCATTTTTGTGAAGCGCTTGGTTTTTTAAAAGAATATGAAAAAGGTGAAATTGATTTAAAAGCCCTTATTGGACGCCACGGGAAATTATTACTAGACATTCAGCAAGGTAATCCGCGCCCTACTGGCGGATATTTTCCTGATAGAAACTTTGTTCAAGACTATATTAAAACAGAAATGTCAACAGAATTGAAAGAAATTTTTGATAAAGATATTCCTTTTTAGCCTAGAGTAATTATTGCAGATCAACCTTTAATTTTGATACACTCTCTTTGAATTTAAATATTTCCCAGAAATTTGGGCATGCAGAGGAAAATATAATGGATATCGAATTTAAATCAAAAGCGGAGGCAATAGCTAAATTTCCTTTCTTGGAGCATTTAGCGGAAGATGCAATCAAGCAATTAATGCTAGCAATAATGGGATTTATTTTAACAAAAGACTCATCTTTAATACATGCGCTGACTGTATGTTTGCGTCATAAAGAATAATTACCAATTATTACCAAATTAGTAGATGTCTTATTCATCCCTATACTCTATTTTAGAGACTTCTAAAAAAGTACACCATCCGGTGCCGATTCAGGTATAGGGATTATGTGCTTTTATTATATCTCAAACTGTTCAACGATAAATCCTCCAATCTTCTCCATAGCATCCCTTAATCTTTCAATATCAATACCGATATAACCTGCGGTTACATCACCATTTTGCCGATGATTTAATAGCTTTTTGATGGCATAAGAAGATATATCTAAGCTGTCAGCTATGGTGGCGAATGTCCTACGCAAATCATGGATCATAAACTTTATTCCGGTTTCTTCTTTTATTTTTATAATAGCTTTTTTAGCATCTTGGATGTGACCAGTTTTTCGAGCGCCTGGAAAAACATAAGGGTTGTCACCTTCTTTATCTTTATTAAATAAAAAAGAATAAAGATAATTATTTAAAGGTAATTCATGCATGTCACCATTTTTAGTTTGTATAATGGAAATAGTCTTAGAATGGAAATCCACGTTCTCCCATCTAAGTTTGGCAGCTTCTTGACGACGAAGTCCTGTAAACAATAGAAAAAGCAAATAATCCCTGGATTTAGATTCACACTTCATCAGACTATTGTGCCAAAGTTTTAATTGATCTTTTTTAATATAGTTTTTTCTAATTTTAAGGTGATACCAGCCTTTTACAGAAGAAAAAAACTTAACGGGATTCACGATATCTTTACTAGGATTTAACATTTTTTCAAACGTAAAAAGTGCTCCTATTAAAATTATTGCTGAATTAGCAATAGATTTTGAATAATTTTCAGCGATATATTCATGTTTATCAATAATCATTTTTATATTAATTGATTGCAAAGGAATGTTGTTCCAATTTTTAAGATGAATTTTTATGATTCTGTTATATTGATAAATTGTTGATTCTTTTAATTTTTTCTTAACTGTTAAGTACTTTTCAAATATTTTTAAGACAGTATCTTCTTTGGAATATTTGTTTTCCATAAATGGATTTTTTCCAATAGCAATTAATCCAAATATTTTATTTGCTTCCATGCGAGCTTTTTCTAATGAAAGTTCATCAATATAAGCAATGGTTTTTCTATGAATTTTATATCCCACTCTTTTTTGAACAAAATAGCATTTTCGTCCTGTATATGTCACACGAATGCCAAATCCCTTGATTAAATTATCATAGTACAATTTCTGTCCTGATCCGGGAATAGGAATATTCTCAATACTTTCTTTAGTTAAAATCATGTGATTCTCCTTATTATGTACACGAGATTTTACATAAATTTCAATGATTTTCAACAATTATTTATAAGTATTTTTAAAACTATAATAATAATATAAAAAAATGGCTGCTTAATGCTATCCTATTTTTCTAATCTCTTTGCATAAGGAAATGCATCCATGGGCATCAAATCAATTACAACTAATGTCGCCGGCCAAATTGGTGACGAACCTCGCCGAGTAATGATTTTAACAACTGACAATCTCGCTGCTGTCACAACCGCCGGCTATTTGAATAGAAAAAATTTATTGGGCTATACCATCTATCCTACAGATATTATTGACATGTGGTACAGCTATGCTTCTCCTGCCAGTCCCGGAACTTTCAGTATGTTTACTGCAAGCGTTTCAAATTCTGGAATAATTACCTTAACTCTCTGGGAAAATCCAGGCAATGTTGCATTACCTGTAACTGGGGGAGATTTTGCTAATTTCGATGGGACAACCGGACAAATTCAAGATTTAGGATATTTTCCTTCTAACGCCGCAAAAACAGTCGTAGTAATGGCAAATGCGGCTGTTACAGCTAACGCTTTAGCCGTCTTTGCAGATATTGCTGGAACCATTAAAAACGCAAGCACGACTGCCACAATTGGTTTTGGAATTACCGCAGCAACAGGTAGTTTTACCGCAACAGCCGGTAATTTAATTGCAGGTAATGCTGCGGGGGGAAACAATGCATTAATGCAATTATTTCCAACAACTGCTACCACGGGCTCTCTTCGTTGGATAGCTGCTGCAAATGGTGGTAACTTTAATGTGGACTTCACCAATGCTTCCTTTGGACAAGCTACAGTTTTTACATGGGCAGATCCTGGTGCTGCTACGGCCAAACCATTAATTAGTGGAGCAGCTATTGTATCTGGAAATTTACCTCAATATAGTGGAACAGCGGGATTAACGATTGATTCCGGTATTGCAGCTTCTGGTTTGCAAATATTGAGCGCTTCAATCTCTTTAAATCAAGCGGCTGTACAAGCAGCATATGCAACTCCATTTCAAATTATTGCAGCAGTTTCCAATAAGATTATTGTTCCCGTTCAAGCAACTGTTTACACTAATTTTCAAACAGCGGCTTTTGCTAATGGTGGCGTTGCTATTCTGCAATATGATAGCACAGCGCATGGTGCGGGAACTAATGCATTAGCTGCAACTATTCCATCGGCTGAAATTACGGCTGCATCTAGTCAAATTTATTCTTTAGAAGGCGCTATCGCAACTGCTTTAACAGGAATTACAAATAAAGGATTGTATTTTTCTAATCAAACGCAAGCTTTTACGGCGGGTAATGCAGCAAGTACAGTAGTAGTAACAGTGAGCTATTATTTAATTACTGCAACAGTTTAATCACTATTTAGTTATTAAAATAGTTTAATTATTTACTAAATTTATTTTGATGCTATAATATATTTTTTGCATAGGACAGGATACGTTCTCACTCCTCGTTTTGTACCAGAAGTAAAATCCTGGTTTTTTTGTTATCTTGTCCTTTTTTTTATAGGGAATAATATGCCATTAAAGAAGGGAAAATCTAAAAAAGTAATATCTGAAAATATTAAAACAGAGATAGCTCATGGAAAACCACAAAAACAATCCGTTGCTATTGCATTAAATAATGCTAGAAAATCAGGCGCAAAAATACCTAAGAAAAAATAACATCTAAATATCATTTTTTCTTGTTGTGTTTTTTTTCCATTTTTTCTTTTTTTATTTTTTCCATAGGTTCTTTTGCTTTCTCTTGATGTTTTTCAGCTTTTTCCATATGATTTTTTGCCTTGTTATGATGAGAACTTTTCATTTTAATCTCCTTATAAAAAATGTATTTTAAATAAATTCAGTAAAAATTAAAAGATAAAAATCTATGCATATTCTCGAATAATAATAGTGGATGCAGAAACGCCTCCGTAAGATTGAGCTCCTGTTTGTCCATTCAAATAACAATCGCTTCCATCAGAAGCACCTAATCTTACATTAAATGTAATTGCTGAAGTAGTTCCTGCCGTCATTATTTTTTTCATTGCCAATGTAACAATTCGACTTCCGGAAGTATCTGAATTTCCTCCGCAGGAAGCAATAGCATCGGCTATTGCATTTTGAAATAGCGCTGCCGTTAGTTGAGTATCTGCTGCTGCGAGACCAGAAGCTTGTAAAACAACTTCAATTTCCAATGTATTAGCAGAATTTAGAGGAGTATAATTCATGGTCATTACTTGGCCGCCTTGAGTATTTTGCGGAATAACATTACTTGCAGAAATAGCTGTTCCAGAAGCTAGTACATATGTTCCCAAAGAAGTCGCAGAAAACTTAACTAATGAATTAGTAAATCCTAAATTACTTCTGGAAGTTGCAGGACTTGCGACATCAGATAAATTGCTAGCGGTCTTACAAAATGAATTTGTAGTTTGATTTATTCCATTAATTCCTGCCATAAGTCACCTATACAATTGTTATGAGAGCACTTTGCGGAGCACCTAATGCTGTCCAAGTGGTATTAGCAGTCGTACAAACCAATTGAATGGAATCATATTGATTAGTAGAAGCTACAGATCCACCTACGCCGATAGTTGATGCGGCACTTCCTATATGAATACTTTGAGAAGCGTTTTGAGCAATTAACCATCCCCCCGCTCCTTTTCCAACGATATATAATATATCTCCGATACTAGCGCTCGTTGGTAATGTTAATGTTACTAATCCTGCATTATTGGAAATATAACCGCCATTAACAGTCATAATTTGAGAAGTCGTTGTTACTTCTGTCCAACTAACTCCACTGCCTGAAACACTAATAGAAATAGTCCCAGCACCGTTTGTGACAGTAATACCTGTTCCTGCGGTAATATTCCCAGGTATGGGTGTTGACCCCGTTGACCCAATAATTAATTGTCCATTGGTCATGGAAGAAGTAAAAGAAGGTGTCCCTGTTGCATTTGTCACTAATACCGAACTATTTGATGTCGTAATTTCTGCTATTTGATTAACATCAGAAGAATATAAAATTCTATTAATAGAAGTTGTCACAGGATAAGTTGCTGTTGACCAAATAGGGGCAGCAGAAGAGCCTGACATTAAAAGTCGATTAGCAGTGCTCGTTGATGCTAATAAAGTAATTTGACTAGCAGTGCTATAAGGAATAGCGCCTAAATCAGCGATATTATTTTTATTAGTTCCGCCATTAGCCATAGATACTGGTAATGTTAATGAACCCGAACTAATTAAAGTCCATATCGCTGTTGAAATAGAACCTGTCGTGGTACAAACATATAAAGCACCTCCTGTTGTATCCCAACAAAACTGATAAATAACGCCTGCAATAACGCCATTGGGATTGCCTGGATTATCTAATATTGTATTAGAAAGCATTAAATTAAATATTTGCTGTAATGTTTCCTGAGAAGAAATATTTGTTTGGACAGCGCAGATAATATCTGCCAATGTTGAATTACTAACAGTTGGCAAATCTGTAAATAAAACATCACTCATAAGATATCCTTATCTTATCCAAATAATGAATATGTGGGGGTAGCATCAATTTTAACAACACGAAATGTTCTTGCTGAATTAGCTGGAATAGAAACTACCGCTGCTGTTAAATAACAACCATTTAAATTGGTATTAGCTCCAGCAGACAAAGTGACTAGAAAAATACTTTGATTAACCATTGTAACGGTTATTCCTCCATTAACTGAAATAGTTCCAATTGCAGCATCAATATCTTTTGCATCGGGTAAAGTATAAGTTGCAGTATTTGTTGGATTTAGTGTTAAAATATTACCATCTAATTGTGTAGCGCTAATTGTTGCTGACGTTGCAGTTAGATTTGTTGCGATAGATCCTGATACTAAAGAATTTTGCACTTGAAAAAGTATTATTGGACTTAAAAAACTTTTAAGACCGCTAATATTTTCATTACCCGTATTATGAACGACGGAACTATCTAATGCTAAAACTGGTAACCCACCATAAATATCAAAAGAAATTCCTGATCTTGTAAAGCGAAAAGTAACAGCAGTATTAGCTTGAACTACATTAGTAGCGCCACTAACGGCAAAGCTAGTGTGAGTTCCGGCGGTTATTGTACTACTAAACGCACTGACATTATTATAAACAACTTCGAATGAATCCCCATCTGAAATGGTATTAAATCGAGACTGATAATTACTAACAATATTTGCTGCGGTATCAAATGTAATAGTTTGAGTTGCTGAAGGATTTACTGTAATTACACCATTAATTAAACTACCTGCTGTAACAGTAGATCCACTATTGCTGTTATAAGAGGTTGGTGTGCTTAAAAATGCTAATGAATTTTTTGTTTTAAAAGTCTGTGATAATAAAAAATCCGATTGGAAAGTAGATGGAATTATACCAATCCCTGTAGCATCTGCAACATTATTAATAGTTGTAGGATAACTTATAGCATCAAAGTAAATAAATAAAACACCACCTGCTCCTGATACATCATTTGTATTTAACGTTCCTCCATTACTAAGACTAGGACAATTTGTAACATAAACACTGATAGTATCAACAACAACGGTATTATTAAAATTTAAAGTACTAATATTAAGACCGTCTATATAATAAACTGGTGCAGTACCTCCCGTCGAAACAACTTCTAAAATATTTAATGTTCCTGCCATAGAATTAGGCGAACCAGAAAGAACGCATGTTCCAATATCTTGTAAAGTTAAATTATTTCCTATGGTACAATTTTCTAATATAACATTTTCAATTTTTCCTATAGTCGCATTAGATGGAATTATTGAATTTTTTATTCTAAAAGCAGAACCTATTTTAAAATTTGTTGGAATAAGAGATATATTTCCTGAACAAGATAAAGAATATATATCTAAATGTGGATTGGATGTTGCATCCCATTCTGTTGTATTTAATACAATATTAGTTGCGCTAACTGAAGATATTTGATCGCCCATTCCAACCATTTCAATAGCGGGTCTTAAAGTTAATGTAGTTCCCTCCGAATAAGCTCCTGGAGTTATTAGAATAGTACTTGTTCCTATAATCCCATTTGTTAAAGCATTTGAAACTGTCAAATAAGGATATATTAATGATCCATCGCCTGTTGTATTATTACCAGCTTTCGAAACAACAATTTGATTAGTAATATTATTTGTTATGGTTAATTCTGTTCCACCATCTACAGTAATTTGAATGGGAGAAAGATTTGTTACACTGAATCTTAATGAAAAGCTTTGCGCTGCTGAAATATTTGTTGTAACTAAGCCAGTAATTAATAAATCAGTATCAGATTTTGTTAAATTGATTTCAAAATTACTTAGATTTTCAAAAATACAATCAACATATGTTCCAACAGCAGGAGAACTTCCTATTGCAGAATAAATTGAAAGAGCGCTAGGTAATGTTAAAGTAACCCCAGTGCCCGCAGGAGTAGATCGGATAATACCTCCTACAATTTCAGATCCCGTTAACAAGACTGAAGTATTATGAGTAGCAACAGAACCTTTCTGAACCATATCAACAATTTGTTGACCAGAAGTTTTTACATCAGAACCACTTGTCGGAGCAGTTGGAATTACACTGGTACGTGGAAAGCTTGATGCCGCTGTCAATCCTCTAATTGTTTGAACCATTTCCTTATGCTCCTACAAAAATATAATCTTGACTAAGATCTTCTGTTACCATTTGTTGCCCTGTCCCATCTTCTACCCAAAGTAATTCACTAGGCGGAATGGGGGAAGAAATCCCAGAGTAATATTGAATAAATAAACTATTTACTATTGGATTTATTTTTAGTCCAAATCCAAACGGATTATTGTTGAATAACATAAAAAGTCACTCCAACATCTGCGGCAACATCCGCAGTAATGAAGCTTAGAACATCGCCCGCATGAACTGTTCTAACTGCTGGATTTAAAATAGAAAAAGTTGACGCAGGAGTAGCTCCAACTGGAACAATTGCAGTATGACCATTAGCCACCCAAACATCAGCACCTGGATTAAAGGAAAAAACAGCTAAATATTTTGTTGAAGTTGAAATATTAGTTGGAACTGTAAAATGTTGTTCTGCTGCTGCTGCCAAAGTAAATTGATAATTTGTATCAGAAAATTCAGGTGCATACGCATTAAACCCTTGAATATCTCTTCCGAAATTTGCTAGCGTTGTCATATTAAAATCCTTTTTAATATTTAATTGCCCATACTACTGCCATGTTAACAGGACGAGATTCTGATCCACCTGTATTGTTAATAGTAATACTTACCACAGAACTATCCGGTCCTGATGCATCTGCGGCAGTTCCGGCTGCAATATGTTGATGCGCAGAGCCTATTCCATTTAAATAGGTAGTACTTGTATTGGTATGCGTATGATTATCAATTTGATCTAATTCCTGAGAACCTGGAGAACTACCTAACAAGGTATTACTATAAGAAAATCTCGATAGATAATCGACATCCCATTCACCATTTGGATCGTAACCCCGTAAAAATAGACCTTGAAGATTAGGAACTTTGAAATAGAATTGATTCACTGCTAACTGTGTTTTGCTAGCAACTTGTGCATTGGTATCGGCTGCCACTATATTAATAGGAATCAAAATTGAATTAGCAACAATAGGGGCTGTCCCTACCCCATCCTTTGTATACCATGGAACGTATATCTGACTATTAGCGGTAAACTGCCAGAAAGCGCCTGCTGAAATGGCTGATGCTGCCACACACGTGATCTGATAGGTTTGATGCGCAGACATTGCATTTGCAATAACGCGAGCGACATCCGTTGCATTCATTGTTAAATCTAGTACTAACTTTATTCCAGTGCCGCCAGGTGTCGGATCAGTTTCTGTGGCAGTTTGAAACCACATGTAATAAGAAATAGTAGTATTGCTGAATAAGAAATATTTTGCGGTTCCTGCGCCATTTCCTAATGCTGCTGCACTTAATGCTGTAATTTGAATAGCTTGATAAGTACTCGAAATATTTCGATAAGGTGTTACAGTCATTCCGCTAGTCCCGCCAGAAGGCGCTCCCAATCCTGCGCCAATAGTGTTACAAATAGCAGTAATTAAAGTTGATCCATTAGTATAAGCTGAATAATCATATCCTGCGGAACCTGCCAGCAATTCAGTGAAAGTAAAACCAGGGGAAGGAGAGCTTCCATTACTAGGTGCTGTTTGAGAACCTAATTTATTCAAAGAGAAAATTAATTTTTGTGTAGCGCCGAGTTCAATATAGGAAGTCGCATAATCATCGCCCGTTCCATATTGAGGAACTCCGGCAGTCCCACCAGAAATATAGTAATCGCCAAGACGTGAATAAGGGATACCAAGAGTAGAATAATCATTGTATCGATATTGTGCCCCATTCGCTAACATCTTATTACTTAACGTAGATAAGGCTCCGGAATAATGAGAAAGATTTCCTTCAGCAATGACAGATCCAATTTCGGAGTGATCAAAAGTCATACCTGATTTAGTCAAAATAGTTGGTAGATAAAGATCAGAGCCATTGGCATTGGGGACAGGCAGCCACCCAGCTGTTGACGGATCAAGTTGTTGCGCTTCTGTTTGCGTTGGGAAAGAAGCGAGGGTTGCTTCATTGACGGTCAATGCAAAGTCAGTGAATAGAGCGGTTTGGGTTCCATCCAGTGGCAATCTAATAACTATCTGAACATAATCATCATTCAAAGTTCCAATGGTTTTGTTAGCATTAGAACCAAATAAAATGGAAGTATTGAAACTATTGATTTGATTAGCGGCCAGAGTAATGGTTGTTAATACTCTTTCGGTAGTAGTGTCCCCTCCTGAGCCGAAATTCTTTCTTAAAATAATTTGGACATTGGAAATAGAACTGCCGGTGGTTGATTGCGCCTCAAAGTAAAAGTTATAGGATTGAGTGGTGGACGCAAAGGTATTAACATCAGGGAAAGTTAAGCAGAGATCGCGTCTAGTAACTGCTGTTCCTACAACACTAGTTTGAATCTGCACTGCATACCGAGGATTCCCTGTTGGAATAGAAATTGCTGATCCATATCTTGGAAAACTAACATTATCTGTTGCGCCTGTAGCTGACCTTTCAAATGTCCATCCACCTTGTGCAATGATGGTAGTATCTTGACTAATTTGTCCGGCAGTAAAACCATTGGCGGTCGATGCTGGAATATTATTGTGAAGTAAAAATTGTCCGTTAGGTACAAAGTTTGTGATGTCATTGGAAGAGGTAATTTCAGAAGACGTTAAATTTGGCCAACCGACACGTGTGAATTGAAGCACGCCAAGAGAATCATAAACTTCAACACGATATAACTCTATATTTCCACTGGAATCATAAGGATAATAATAAGGCAGGATATCAACACCACTACCATTTTGAAAAGTCCCTACAGCACTTAATGTCGATGGATTGGGTAATACTGTATAAGTAAAATCACTACCAGACGCTACAATGGTAAAAACATCTTTTAAGATAGAGGTATTATTTTTATAGAAATAGACCTTCCCATTGACTAATGGAAGTCCATCATCCTTATCCACAAAATACATCTGCAAAGAAGGCGCTAAAACATATTTACTATTTAATGGCATATTCACGTCCTTGTGAATAATAGATTATTTGGCTATATTAGGTTCATTAGCTATTATTGATTTTATAGTGGTTCCGTAAGTTTTCCCTAGTAAATCAGATACTGTATTTTGAAATGGACTTCTATTAAATTTTAATTGATTGACAAATTCCGGCCCTTTAAACATTCCTATTAAAGCACCTGTTATTTCACCGCCAGGTAAACCGGCGGTCTTTGCAGCAGCGGCAAATGGAATTGCGCTAAGTAAACGTCTCCCCGTATCACGTCTATTGATAGCTTTGTTTACTCCTTCAAACATTTTATTTACTTTTGGAGAAACAGGAATGTCAATTCCCATTTGTTCTAAATTATTAAACTTTTTAACAAGCGAACTGGCAGAAGGATTATTTAAATTTAAAGCCCCATATAAAGCACGTTTTTGTCCTTCATGGCCTATATCTTCTAATATTTGTTCTCGTTTAATAGTTGGATTGGAAAATAATGTTTTAATATTTGGATTTTCTGTTTTTCCAGACATAATATCGAGAATGCGTTTATTTTCTGAATAGGGAGAAACATATTGTTTATGAAATTGTCCTGCCTGTCTATATTGTTTAGCCACTTCTGGATTAAAGGTTTCTAATCTTTGATTTAATCTTTCATTTATTTTTTGGCGAGCATTTTTATAAGCATTTTTTGTAGCCCCACTTACCATATCAATAGATTTAATTCCAGCGGCTTCTGAACCTAATAAGCTTTGCAATTCATGCGCATTTGAAACAGTAGGGTTTTTATCGAATTTTTGAATATATTCTTTTAATTTAGCGCTTGGATTAGGAATATCTAAATCAAATTTAGGAGCATATTGTTTTTTTCCATTAATATATCGATAGGTATTGCGTGATCCAGGATGTTCTAATTCGTCAAGTATGCGAAGATCACTAACACCAGGCTGCTTATAACTAGCACTGTATACATCGCTCCCCCTTTTTTTAGCTGATTCACCAGCTTGTTTTATTAATTGAGATAGCATTGTAGCATTCTCGGGTAACGATTGTCCACCGTTAATATATTTGATCAATTCTTGCGCTTGTTTCTCGGGTTGAAATCCTCTAGCAATAGCACCACCCACTTTTGGAATAGCTTCGCCTATTGCGCCTGCACCAGCACCAAAAGCAGCACCTCGCAAGCGATCTTCTGGATCTTCCACGGCGCCATATGCGCTTCCACCTGCAATGCGACGCCCTGCCTGACCCAATCCTTTAGCAGCTAATTGGCCTAATTTGGTCGGAGCTAATAACTCTCCTCCGCCAATATAGCCAGCAACATTGCCAGCAACATTGCCTACATTATAAGCTGTTCCTTGACCAGTTTTAGCCATGGGAATATTAACGCCTGGAATTAAATTACCAACATTGGCTAATTGATTTCTGATGGCATCACCTGCGCCTAAGATAGAATTTACTGCGGGACTATCATTTAAACGATCAAGAAAAGTATTGGAAACTCCAATTTTTTTATAAAATTCATCTTTTGGAATATCAGAATAAAAATTTTTATGAAAATTATCAGCTAATTCCATGTCGCTCATATCGGAATATTCAGGATATTTTTGACGAATCTGCCTCATATTCATTTTCGAAATCCTAATGGATCATGAGGTTTAGTTTCATTAATAACTTCCTGTGGAGGCGCGTAATCAGAATTTGGATAACTATTTTGTGGATTTAAAGCTTCTCTAACTTTATTAGGTTGCAAAAATTCAGACCATCCCCGTGCATTTTTAGGCTGTAATTTTCCAGTAGCAGTATTATATAAAGGACGTTCATCAATATATTTTTGCCAAACAAGATCAGCTTCTGATGGACTTAATCCTCTATTTTTAGCAGCATTTTTAAAAGCAGCTTGTTCAATAACACGTTGATTAGCTGATGTTAAAAAATTAACCATATCTTTTTTAGCATTAGGATTTAATGATCTATTTGTTTTTAATGTTTGAGAATATTGCAAATCATTATTTGTAATCCTTTGTTTAAATCTTTCAGAGGCAAGATCAAGTGCTAAATTATTAGCAATGTTATCAACTAATTGAGCATCACTAGATAAAGCTTTTACACTTCCCAGTCCAAATCCACGCTCAACAGGACTTAATTTGTCATAAAGATTACTAAATCTAGTAACTTGATCTAAAGCACTTTTAGCAGATTTTGCTTCTTTCCTAGAATCAGATAGTTCTTCATTCCATATTTTCACGCCTTCTTTTGCTTCCTCAGAAGCGGCAGCTTGTTGCGCTTTATTTTGTTGATCAAATGCAGCAGAAGGATGTTGATCTGCTTGAAATCGATTTGCTTCGGCATTACCAAAATCTCGGCCGTAAGCATTAGCAACAGGACTTGATGGATCAATATAACCTTTAGGCTGATTGGGTTGTTGCCCTATTGGATTAAATGCAGGTGGAAAATTGGTATAACCAGTGGCTTTTCCCATGTCAGTTTGTTGAGGCGCCCGACCACTCCCAACAACATAACTTTGCCCAGGCTGCATAGCATTAATTTGTTGTGCATCTTGAGGAGGCAATTGTGATTGCTCAGGTTGAGATGAAAATGAATTTTTAATCCAATTTAATAATCCATCCTTAGTATGCAACTTTTCAGGCTGCGCAGTTGCATTAGCTCGTCTTGCAAGCATATCAATTAATCCGCTACGTTGTTCATTTGACATAAAAGGAACTAATTGAGGATTACTTAAAACAGAAGATACATACTGCATGGGCATATTCTTCATATATTCAGTATAAGCTTGTTTCTTTTCGATATCGGATTGCAGTCCTTGCGGAAGATAAGCTGATTTAATACCTTGCTGAAATGTATTTAATCCAGACTGAATAGCCTGATTAAAAGGATTCATCTGCCCTGGTTCAAGGATTGGCAAAGGCTGTGCTTGATAATTAAATGCCATATTATAAAAACGCGGCTAAAGCGCCTGCGCCTCCTATAATGTTACCCCACATATTACCTCTTGCTTGATTTTGAGAAGCTTGTCCTGCAAAGGCTGATTGGCCTTGCATGGCCAGGTGATTCGCCAGACTATCCGCAAGACCAGTAGAAGCTCCATAACCCATGGTATTGATCCCTTCAAGACCAGAAATTCCTTTTCCGTACATACCGGTAATGGAATCCATATAACGTTGAAAATCTTGATTGGCAAGACCTTCGGCCATGGTAGCTGCTTGTTGTTGATGCTGAGGAGAGCCTGCCATTCCGCCTGCTGCGGCTGCATTTCCAGCAGCATTCATGCCCTGCCCTAGCTGCCATTGATAGCCCGGGGATTGTTGATATCCTTTGGCAAATTTGTTGTACATGGCATTAGGGTCATTGATTAACTGACCATATTGTCCTTGTAGATCGCCCATGGCACTACGACCCGCATTGATATAGGGATCATAGCCTTCATGTAATCTTCCAGGAATTTGATTAAAATATCCTTCCGCGCTGTCATAAGGATTTTTGGCATTTCCGCCAGTTAAACTTTTAATACCATTCCATATGGCGCCAGGCCCAACGGTATTATTGTATTGATCAAACCAATTCGGCATAAAAGTCCATCCTTAGACTTAAGCTGTCAAAATAGTTTTAAAAGTTGAGAGCGTTGGATCAGCATCTAATATAAAAACTTTTAAAACATTATTACTACTATCATAAATTAAATCCCCACCATATGCAGCTTGTTGGGGTACAGTTAATGTTTGCAACTTAGTTTGTAATTTCGCAATGGAAAGATCGCCTGTTGCCGCTAAACTAGGTGGAATAAAACCTTCATTGGATAGAGATTTTTGCATCTCAGAAATAAGTTGTTGTAAAATGATTTGCCAGGAACTTGTTAGCATTCCACCATTTTCAACAAATTTTATGTTCTCAAAATTAGGTACGTTCATTGATAGACGTCCATCAGACCATCCGTTGCAACAAACCTTCCCATTCCCCAAAATCGAAATTGCAACACAAAATCATTAGCAGCCCCCAAATTCCAATAGATCAATCGATTTCTAAAATTACCTCTAGGATTTAAATCTTTCGTCCAAATAGTTCCAAAGGTCATTCCGCCATCTTTGGAGACAGACAATCCCACTTGCTGCGGAATAGGCGCAACAGAGCTTCCACTACGCTGCGTTATGAGATTATTTCCATTTTGGGTATTTAATTGGTTTCTACTTTGCGTAACTAAATGGATGTTGTTATCTAATAGAATGTTATTCTGTGTACCTTGTTCCAAGGTAAAAGTTAAATTGTTGACACTAAAACGTGAAGCATCAGGAAATCTAAAGTCTTTGCAAATCCTAATTCTTGGAATTTCAGCACCATTATAGGTCGTAAATTCAGTGCCAAATTGATAAAGATTTCCATCAGTGAAGCTTACAAAATAATATTTATCATTGAAAAATGAAACTCTTTTAGCAATATGCGCATTCATATTTTCATCTTTCAAAGTGAAAAATTTTTGCGTGTTAAAGTCATAGACATAGGTTAAATTATCATCCGGGAAAGTCAGTTGATAGAGCTGATGTCCGTCTTGTCTGAAAAGAAATCCATACGAATTAGAAGGATTTTTCAATTGAGTGAATTTAAAATCGATACCATCAGTGCTTATTTTATTGATGTCCCCACCTGTGGAAAATGCAATCATAGGGCCGGATTTTTCATTAGCCGCCAGCCAAACGACAATGTTCTCATTAAAAGCTATGGTTGCCGCATTCAAACAACCGTAGTCAATATTGAGAGCACTATTGCGTTGATAGGGGAAAAGCTGCGCGCCAATATCCTGCCAAATTTCTGTGACTGTTTTTCCGAAGACAAATAGTTGATTGCCACGACCAGGCACTCTTTGTGTTGCCACAACAGTATCAGGTTTTGTTTGTAATAAGGCTGTATGAAATGAATCATCCGGCCAGGATAACCCATTTCCTATTTCAGATAATCGCCATTGAGAAGTTCCGAGAGCTGCGGATAAGAATCGTCCATTTTGATAAGTAATATAGCCTGGTAAGAAATTTAATGGACTACCACCTGTCTGAGCACGGCTAAAAACACCTGTCGAATAATTATAAATATAAATATTCTGTTTATCACAAATAGCTATCTGACTATTGTTATTTTCATCGATGTAAACATCCCCTGTGAAGGTATCGATATTAGCAACGCGTGTTGCCGTCAGATTACTAGATATAGTGTAAACATGATTGGATATGACAACAATCATATGATCGTATTTTGAACTAGAAAAAATAGCCCGCCCTTCCGCTTGCGAAACAATGGCCGCAACTAAAAGATGGCCGGCATAAGGCGCAAGCCAATCATCCGAAATGATCATGTTAATCGTTTCAGATACGCTGATTTTGGGATAGCGGCCGAAAGTTGTGCTGCCGCAAATGTCGATGGGAACTTGTTGGAATGTTGGGGAGCGTCCTTTCATATCTTCCTTCCTTGGAAGCAATATTAAGCTGCATGTATTCTCAAATATTCAATGGCATTCTGTAAAATTCTTCGAGAATCTTTAGCGTGACCAATAGTTTGATTACATCCATGACATAAAAGTCCGCGTACAGTATTTGTTTTATGGCAATGATCAATGCAAAGTCTTGCAGGTAATTTTGAATTTTTTGACCTACGTGTTTCTGGCATTTTACAAATGAAACAAACATGATTTTGATTTTTTAACATTTTTTCATAATCTTCATAAGTTAATCCTCTACTTTGAAGAACTTGTTTTACTGATCGTAAAGGCCCTGATTTTTGTCGATTTTTTCTAGCCCATTCTCTATATTTTTCTGGATTCTTTATTCTATCTTCTCTGGTTTGTGTATTTATGTGTTCACGATTTTCTTTTTTCCATTTAATAGAATATACAATTCCTTTCTCACGATTTTTATGTTTATAAAGAATATTTTGCAATTGACGACATTCTTTGCAACGATAATAAATTTTATTAATACGAAATTCTTTAATCAATTGATGTTCTTTTAATTCACCATGAGTTATACATATTTTTAATATCATAAAAACCTTTATTTTTCAATTAGTTGCCAGGCCTGAAACCCCGGCCCAAATTTATGTCTCCCCAATTCATTCCAGTATCGCCTTGCAGAGTAGATACTTTTCCAATAGTCAAATCAGGCGGGCTAATATCCGTCACTGCTTCTTCGAGTTCTGTTAATTCTTGAAGTGCTTGCGGCTGCATAGGAATGCCAAACTCAGAACAGATCCTTTTAGCTAAACGATATCGAAGATAATCGATGTAATATTCATCATAGGTAAGCAATAAATCTTGATTTAATGTGACATTGGTAAATCCGAATTTTCCCCAAATATGAATAGGATAAGTATCAGCAGGTTTGAAATATAAATAGATATTGCATCCATTTAATACACGTTCAAAATGCCAATTAAAAGGGAGAGAGTTAATATCATCAACACGACCTGATCCAAAATATTGTCTCCTAGCTTGTGGCATCGTTGAATAACGAACCGGGCCAATGTTAAAAGTGAGCGTTTCAGGCTGAACAAGTTCAGGGACAAAATAAATTTCTTGTCCAATAACTGCGGTTAAATCATATTGTTTAAAGTAAGGAACAGTACGTGAATAAGCTGACTTTAATGATAAAAGAGCATTTAAATAAACAAGTCCATCTTCAAGCTGTTGTCCAGTAACTGTTTCCAATTCTCGACTAACAACTTGAGATAAATAATAGGCACGTGTAATTAACTCCGTTACTGTATAAGCCATAGCGCATATCCTTATGCGTTAATGGTTAGACAACCATTTCGAATGCTTGCACATAAACATTATTTAATGTACCAGCGCTTCGCTTATAGCTGACTTTAGGAACACTAGAAACAGTCAATGGTAAAATAATAAAACTATCTTCTTGGGCCACACCCGCAACAATACCTAATATAGTTTTGAAATCTCCTGTTGCGCCTGATGGAGTAAAATTCAAAGTATCGGCAGCAGCATTATTTGTCCATTTATATTGCATAGCAATACGACCGTAATTGCTTGCTGGAACGCCTGATTTGACTATTGGAAAAGTATCTACTCTGCAAGGCGATACT